TCTAGCAGATCAGATATCACCGAAGAATATAACTAAAGGATTTGGTCGTTTATATTATCCATCTACACTAAGTAAGAATACCCAGAAGCAAGATATAATTAAATTTACTGTAGGAACTTATAAAGGAAAGAAACTTACACTCAATAAAGATGAAGAGATTGGCATATTATCTGGAGATTCTAGTTTTAATAATGATTCGTCTGCTTTTAGTGGCAAACCTACAGAAATATTTCTCCCCATTCAACCATCAATAACAGATTCAAATACTGTAGACTGGAATGAAAACAGATTAGATCCCATACAAGTAGGATTACTGCAGTCAGGAGTGACTATTATGAATGAAGGAGGTAGTGGTGTTAAAAAAACTCTTGAAGGATATGAGGAAACTTTTAAAAAAAACCCAGAACTAATTAATGTTGGAAAACTATTACTTGCTCAAGAAGCAGTAGGTGCTAAAAATGTATTGGGTCGTTTTGGTGGTGGAATTATAAATCCGAATCTAGAACTCTTATTTAATGGACCTCAATTAAGACCATTTAACTTTAGTTTTAGATTATCTCCAAGAAACGACGGAGAAGCTACACAAGTGAGAACAATTATTAGAGCATTTAAGCAATCTATGGCAGTTAAGAAAACTACAGGATTATTTTTGGCAACACCCAATGTATTTAAAATAGAATATCTACACCAAGGTAAGGGAAACAATGATCATCCATCATTAAATAGAATTAAAACATGTGCTCTGAAGTCATGTGTTGTTGATTATACTCCAGAAAATTCCTACATGACTTATAAAGATGAAAAAAATACAATGGTCTCTTATAATATGACTCTTCAATTCCAAGAACTTGAACCAGTGACTGATGCTGATTATTTGTATGATACAGAAATTCCACCCGATCACATAGGTTACTAAAATGTCAAATTACTTTAGAAGAGTTCCAAACTTTGATTATGTTAGTAGAGTTTCTGGTGAAAGAGAAATATCAAGTTACACTCTAGTCAAAAACTTTTTCCGTAGAGGAAAATTTCGTGAAGATATTTTTGACAATCTTTCTTATTTTACAAAATATCAGATTGTTGGAAATGATCGACCAGATAATGTAGCATTAGAAGTATATGGCGATGAGGATTTGGATTGGGTTGTTCTTATTTCAAATAATATTCTAAACATTCAATCAGAATGGCCTTTAGAGCAAAATCAATTCGATACTTTTCTTATAGAGAAATATGACGATTATGACAATATCTATAATGGTATTCATCACTATGAGTCAAATGAAGTGAGAGATTCATCAAATAATATTATCTTCCCAAAAGGAGTTAGATTCTCAAATACCGAATCTATTGATTTTAAGTATACTGATGCTAGAACAGGACAGGAAGTCTTGATTGATTTTAGCATCTTTGCAACTCCTATTACTAATTATCAATATGAAGAACAAATAAATGACGAGAAAAGAAATATATTTCTAGTTAAACCAGACTACTTAACAATCATATTCAATGATATAGAAGAGATCATGACATATAAAAAGGGTTCCTCACAATATGTGTCAGGAACCCTTAAGAGAGGAGATAATATTAGACTATATTAATCTGCTAGTTTTTGAAAGTATGCCAGTGGATCTTCCTCTTCTTCATTAGACATAATGTCTGGTGAATTGAAGTCTGAACGAGAACCAAGATTATCCAGTTCAGACTTTAGATCTTGAGGTAGTTCCGAAGAAGAACCACGATCATCATCCTCATCAATAACCTCTTGATCTTGTGCCTTAGGTTTTGCCTTATTCCCAAGAACGAGATCCAAACGAGATTGCAGTTCATCATAAGTTTTGAACTGATCCTTTGCAATGAACTCTTCTAGTGAATATTCTTTCTTCCAAATTGCTTCCATAGCATCGTCATCATCTAGAAGTGCTTCAGGACGAGCAAACTCAGATGAGTCGTAGTTACGATAACCAGCAACATTCTTTGCCTTTAGTTTGAAGTTGGCACCCTGCCAGAAATCAAAGGGATCAATTGCCTCTTCATCCTCAAACTCAGGTTGCATTGCTTCAGTAAGTTTATCAAAGATCTTCTTACCATACTTATAAAGGAATACTTTTCCTTCATTCTCAGGATTAGCAGGATCCTTTACAACATAAATGTTGGAGATATAAGACAGCTTACGTTTCTGCTTACGTGCTTGTTCCTTACCAGCATCAGTTCCATTGTTCCATAGGATACTGTTGTATTCTGACATAGGATCTTTTTGACCTATAGTGGTGAGAGAGTTCTCAATATACCATCCACCAGGTCCCTGGAAAGCATGTGCATAAAGTTTGACAAAAGGTAGATCCTCACCATTAGGAGCTGGAAGGAAACGAATTACAGCATAACCATTTTGACTCTTATCTACTTCTAGTTTCCAGAAACGTTCATCTGAAGAACCACCAGTATTATTCATTTTCTCTACTTCTTTGACCAGTTTAGAAGTCAAAGAACCAAGTTTAGATTGCTTTTTAAGATCTGCGAAAGACATAGGATTATTAGGATTAGTTGGATTTGTTTTTAGGACAACTTTATCTTATCTGATGTAAGAAGGGATGTCAAGCCCTATCAAGTTTACCTTTCATTTTGTCGATAATCTCTTCCATAGTATTAAAGATAGTATTCATGTCCATATCATCAGGCATTCCCATACTCATAGCAGTCTTTTCAAGATTTACTTTCATTTCTTTTGCTACGGGATCATCAGACAGAGATAGTCTTGTATATAAAATTCTTTGCTTATTGATTAGTTCTTCCATACAAGTAATATGATCTAATCTATCTTCCTTAGAAAGAGTAGAAAAAGCAAACATAGATGTATAGATTTTCTCATGCAAGTCTTGAATATCCTGCATTTCTTTTTGAACTAATTCTGAATCAAAGAATGACATATACTATTCTCCTAGGACAACTTTCTTTAATATTTTTTTATATTTAAATATATCAATATTTAGAAAGGGTGAATACTTTTCCAATTTCATAGAAACAGATATCCAAACTGGATCAATAAGTTTCTTGTCAAAGTTCTTTTTAAATCCCAGAATTTTATCTAGAATAACTAAAGACTCTATAGATATATTTTTTCTTAAAAATTCTTTTAAGATGAGTGGATGTGTTTGGCCTTTGATGACAAAGAAGGAAGTAAAGTCCTTGTCATCAAAAATAGAATCAATCTCTTCCTTAAAAATATAAGAGAGTGATTGATTTCTTTTCATCCATTCGGAATAGACATCACTTCCGTTGCGAATGATTTCTCCAATCCATAATGTTTGTGGGTCATCGGCAAGAGCAAAGTTTGCTATGAAAAAGTTTTTAATTTCATCATCACTCTTTTGCCTCGATAATTTCTCAAACCAGAATCTATCTTTACGTTTGTAAAATGCCTTCTCACTTGCTTTTACTTTACCTCCATACTTAGTATAGTCATACTTTGGTTGAGTAAAGTGATTCTTTAAAGAAATATATGTCTTATAAGTTTCAATGGGAGTCACTTTCATATAGGAAGTTTTGCTCTAGTAGTTCTTTTTAAAAAGTTTAGTTTTGTAGCATTGCACTTAATTTTTTCTTTAAGTGGCTTTGAAATTATTTTAGGAACAGATTCTAAATCAATATTATTTTTCTCACAGAATAAGACAATAGCACCAATATAATCTAGGTCCTTATGATCTCTTACCAAATACTCAATTTCTTGTGCGAACTTTTCTGCACATATAAATTTTTTATTTAATTCATTCTCTAATTGTTTATCTAATTCGTTGTTTTTAGGCATAAGAGTTTAGTTTATCGTTTACAAATTTTTCGATGTACTGAACTAACATCTTTAAATACTTTTTCTTATCATACTCTTCATAAACGACAACATCACCATCTTCACAAGCCATCAAGATGACGAGTTTAGTTACAGCAATACCAGTTAATTCATAGTACATTGCGGCATATGCTGCTGCTTGAACAAAATAGTTGTCAATCCAATCTCTTGGTTTTGCTTTCTTGGATGTCTTAAAATCAATGATGGATAGTTCACCATTATACTCAGCAATACAATCAACAGTTCCTGCAATACCTAAGATTTTACTATACAAAGAACCTTCAAGAGTATGAATCTTATTGATCTTATTCAGTTCTGGTTTTGCAATCTTGAACAGATAATCTGATATGGGTTGTACTTTTGGTAGTTCCTCATTTTTTAGATGATGCTCTACCAAAGTATGCATATCAGTACCACGACTAGTTGCTAGTCGGGTAATCTTATTTGCTTCTTCTTCTCCAACCTTCTTGCGCCACTTAGCAAATTTATCTTTTGTGAAGTGACTTGTAACTGATGTGATAGAAACAAGACGGAGAAGTTCTTCGCCATCTTGCACTTTATAGTATCTTACTCCATCAATAAGTTCCCTCTCAAGAGAAGGAATTGTAGTATCAATATGTTCAAACATTAGAGACCAAGTTCACGTTTATACATTAGGTATTCTTTAACCAGACCAGAACGAATAATATCTTCAAGTCCAAATTCTATTATATCAAAAGATGGCATTAATTGCAAAATTTTCATAAAGTCTACAATACCATTCTTCTCACTAGTTTTAACTAGATCACTCTGAGTAGCATCACCACACATCATAATCTTTGTGTTCTCACCAACACGGGTGACAATAGAATCTAACTCATGAAAATTTAGGTTCTGGAATTCATCAACGATAATGATAGCATTATCAAGAGTAGCACCACGAAGAAATGAAGTACTCCAAAATCGAATCGTTTCTTGATTCTTTAGATTACCATACAGCATCTCAAAGTCAGCATCACTAGGCATCTGGAACATATACTTCACCATATTCTTATAAGGAATCTGGTAAATGTCTGCCTTGTCTTCATGTGTGCCTGGAAGAAAACCAATCTCACGAGTAGCAACCAGAGACCTTACAAGATATACTTTTTCATATGGTGTATTAGGATCAAGAACATCGCGGATAGCATTATAAAGTGTAATGAAAGTCTTACCTGTTCCTGCTGCACCATAGGCAATAATATTTTTGCCTTCCTTATATGATTCAAAAAGTCTGGTTTGATTTTCTGTGAGAGGATCAATGTCTAGTAGATAATCACTATGAATTGGTTTCTTCCTCTTCATCTGTTTGGCAGTCAGTCCAACTCCGATTGGTTGGGATTCACTACTGTTGTTCCTTCTTTTACGTGCCATAAATTTAAATCTTCTTTAC